AACCAATACCAAGAGAACGACGTGCAAGAGTAGAACGTTCTGCTGCATTCACAGGATAATCCTGATAATCAATCAATTCTTCTAAACCTCTCACTGAAAGATCACAAAGTTCTTCCAACTCTTCATTAGATTTAATTTTACCTACGTTGATAGCAGACAAGATACACAATGCAATCTCACCATCACCATCAATATGCTCTAGAGGAGTAGTTGGTAAAGTAATCTCCTGACAAAGGTTACTCATGTAAACTTTATCTTTAAAGGAAGAGTGTGAGTTACAGTGGTCAATGTTCATAATATAAACACGACCAGTCTCAGCACGTTCTTTCAATAGGTCTAGGATAAGTTCCTGTGCCCCGATAGTCTTTCTTGGAACAGACTGATCTGATTCATAGTCCACATAGCAAGCGTCAAATGCATCAGTACCAAAAGCATCATAGAGACCTGGTACGTCATGCGGTGAGAAGAGGCTAATCTCCCCATTCGCGATGAAACGTTCATAGAAAATCTTTGAAATTTGGATGGAGTAGTCAAGTTTCCTCACTCGGTTGTCTTCTGTACCCTTATTGTTCTTAAGAACTAGGATGTCTTCTATTTCTTGGTGCCAGATTGGGAAGTGGACGGTTGCTGATCCGCCACGAATCCCATTTTGTGTGCAACATCGTACAGTTGATTCAAATTTTTTAAGGAAAGGAACAACACCTGTGTGCTGTACTTCTCCGCCTCGGATCTTAGCGTTGATTCCACGGATGCGACCCGCGTTGATACCGATTCCCGCCCTCTGTGCAACATACCTGCCGATAGCCATATCAGAGCTAAAGATGCTATTGAGGGAGTCATCGCAATCAACAAGCACACAGCTAGCAAATTGTCTAAGTGGTGTTCTGACACCCGCCATGATGGGGGTGGGGATGTTGATCTTGTGCTTGCTGATTGCGTCGTAGTATCTTTTGACATATGAAAGACGATCTTCGGTATATTCCTGAAAAAGTGTTGCAGCAATCATCATGTACATGTACTGAGGAGTTTCAAAAACGTTCCCACTACTTCTATCCTGCACAAGATACTTATCAGATACCTGACGTAATCCTGCAAAGGTAAATATCATGTCACGATCATGATCAATCCAACTATCAATTTTGGACCACTCTTCCATAGAGTATTTACTCAAAATACCCTTGTCATAAACACCTGCATCAACACACCCCAATGCATGATCATAAATTGATGGGTATCCATTGACCCAATCAGGTCCAAATACTTGCTTACGCAAACCAAATAAGAGAAGACGTGCTGCTACAAACTGATAATTAGGACTTTCAAGACTAATCAAGTCACTCGCAGACCTTACTAAAATTTCTTGAATGTCCTTGGTTTCAATGCCATCAAAGAACTGCAGACCCGAATTCATTTCAACCTGAGAGGCACTCACACCGCTCCCTAACCCCTCGCATGCCTCTTCTACCATCTTATGGATCTTATCAAGGTTCAGTGCCTCTACGACGCCACTACGCTTCTTTACTTTGATACCGTGCCCGTTTGTCATACTTTCTTCCAATCGTTAAATTTAAGGGTTGCTTCTAATCCACTGTAGACATTTGAGTCTACTACATCCTGAACGTTATGTCCATCCAGAACCATATCGTTGATGTCTTTTTGCTGTATTCGTTTTGGCCAAATGACTACATTATCACCTCGGTCAATAACTTTAGAGATTCTGTTGACAATTTCTCGGTTGCGTGGTTCATTATCAAATATCCAGATATAATTGCTCCAACCAAAGGTCCTAACATCAGCGTCAGACCCAGCCATAGCAACAGAATTTTTCAAGAAGGTAGAGTCAAATGGTCCCTCTACAATCATAACAGGTTTATTTTTGTTTACCTTATCCAATCCGAATATTTTGGGTTGTTCCTCGTCCAGCATGATCGTAATGTATCTTAGTTTTGCCTTAGGGGCTAGCGATCTGCCTTGGTATCCAAATAGGTTGCCTTCTTTGTCTCGGAATGGGATAATAATGCGTGGTGAATCTTGTTTAAGATTATCAAATATCCTTTTTTGTTCATTTGTCCAAGCTTTAAACTTAGGACAGTAGTAAAAATAATCTAGATTTTTGATGCCTCGGTTCTCAAGATATATCCTCGCTGGGTGAGAAATATTTAGGTCAGAAATTTTCTCTAAATTTGTATCTCGCTTTGTAAATTTTGGTTTCGTGAAATTAAATTTGGGATTGGGTACAGTAGTTCCCTTGCCAGTTCTACCATCTTTAAATTTCTCCATGACATATTGATCATGAAGAAAATTATCTTGATCTTTTATAAAATTAGAAAGAGTTCTCCCCATGCCACAATTATGGCATTTGAACACAAAATCATTCTTAATTTTAAATAAATATCCCCTCGCTTTGTTGCGTTTCTTTTGTGAGTCTCCACAGTAAGGACACCTGAAATTGTACAGGTCTGCCTTCTTGCGACTAAAAAGAGTCAAGCGAGGGGATATTAAATTTATGTACTTTACGTCAAGGAAACTCACTAACAGGCATCAACACTCCACCTATAGTACCAGTAGATTGCTGAGGTGTCAATGTCCTGAGAAGAGATTGTCCTGGCACACTGACCATGAATGAGATCACAGCGAGACCACCGAAGATGGTCCACATCTTTTTCTCCATCATCCTGAGTCTATCATCTACAAGACGGATGTCTCTCTCACATCCTTTCTTTATATTATCGGTCTCTTTATTGAGGTCTGAATGAAGTCTATCTATTTTTTCAAATAGAATTCCATCAACTTCACCTTGTGTAGATAGTTTTTCATTATGTACAGCAAGTAGTTGACCCATCTTTACAGAATTATCCTGCAATGAGTCTACTACTTTTTCTAATCTTTCTAGAATTGCTGAGTTGATATCGGACATTATCCCCTTTGTCAGACGTTTTTAATAGCAAAATCAAGAGCAGACTGATACGTACTGGCGTTTTTATTAGCCATATACTGAAACTGTTGCTTATGACTATCATCTAATTGAGCATAGCAAGCAGCAATACGTTTTGCTGAGAAGTTATCCATATTTTGTACAGACCCATCGCCAAATTGTACCTTGGCAAATGTGCCTTCACCCTGTGGATTAAGTTCAGACGTTGCAACATCTAGTGCAACTTGAATTACATCTTGATTTTCCATAATTTTATCACCTTTTTCAAATTCTACAGAATCATTCATCTTAGAAAGTTTCTTCGTCTGTGAAGACGCTTTCTTTTTAAAGTCAGAAAGACGTGCCTTCATTAGCACATCCATTTCTTTAGTTTTACTCTGCATTTTTTTCTTCGCTTCGTCACGTTTTTTCTGAAGGTCTTTTTGACGACCCAGTTTTTTCATCTGACCAATCTGTTTTTGTGCTCTCTCAGTTTCGGATGGAGCAGCTTCAGAAATAGCATTGACTTCTAGTTCTTCTTTCATTTTTCTACGATTAATACGAGACATTAGAGCACGAGCACCTTTTGAGCGCCCATCAACGGAATCTTGGTTGCCTTTTTTATATTTACGATGCTGTTTAGGATTAACAAAAACAAAAGCGGGTGGCATTGATAGTCCACCGCCGTCGCCTGCAACCATTTCTGAGATGCTATTCATATCAGATTCAATTCCTTCAGACATTTTTCGTTGATATTTTTATTTAGCGTTGGAGGAAGTCTATCAAGAAACAAAAGAAACGATTTTAAAACTGGCCAATAATTCTCTTCAATCTTAAAAAAAAGAAGGAGAGTTGCTGCCTCCCCAAATACATTATAGAGAAGAATAATATGATTCAATATCAAATGCGTTTTCAATTCTCCCGAAGTTTCATATCTTCGGAAGAGTCTTTTAATATATTTAAATTTTTTTAAGTCTTCCTCAAAGTCAGAATAAGTAACTGACTGTGCATTGTTATAATTTCTAATAGCAAAAAGGATCCAATTATCCTGATTCAATTCATCAAATTTCATTTAGAAATTAGGCGACAGTTAATGTAGCAACAGCAGAAACTACTTCAGAAGCGCCAGTATCAGTGGTGAGTTTAACTCTGTACTGATATCCGTTTTCGTCAAGTGTTACTGCAGTGGTTGCAGGGGTGGTGTAAGAAGAAGATGTTGCACTAGCGATATCAGAGAACGAAGCACCACTGTCTGAACTGAGTTGCCACTGGTATGCAATCGTACCTGTACCAGTTGTTACTGATGCAGTTACTCCAAAGGTTCCAGTTGCAGGTGCCGTTACTGATGCATTTTGAGGTTGTGCAGAAATAGTAACGATGTTCTGAACATCTGCTGCTACAGCATCATCTGCTTGAGTTTCTGTTGTATCTGCGTCGGCAAGTGTTACCAACATCTCTGCTTTGTGACGTGTAGCGCCAGAACTATCAGTAAATGTGTAGTATGACCACCAACCAGGAGCGTTTAATCCTCGTGCTTTATTTTCTGCAAGTGCTGCTTCCGTTTCATCAACGAAAATTGTTTGCTTTGCTTGACTTGATGCAGCGATGCCTCTACCAGCTTTGGTGACGTTGGCATTACTGTCAGTTCTTCCGTATAGAGACATGTTTTTTCCAGTAAAATGAATTAATCTAAATTGTATTTATAAAAAAGGGGGACTTTCATCCCCAATTATATCACGCTTCTTCGCGTGTTTGAATTGCGTTGGTTACAACTTCAAGTAGTTGATCATCCATGTCAGTCTTGGTTAGCTTAACAGCTTTAGCAAGAATAACAAGACAGATCTCAACCATCTTCTCACCGAGTTCTTCATTCTCAGGAATTTTAGAAACTGCATCGGTGATAATTTTTGATGCGAGTGGAAGTAAAAATGCTAGCATAATCTTATTGCGTGTTGCTAGTATTATTTATTCTTTAACACTCATCACTTTTCCAGAACCATCTTTAACTTGTGGCATTACTTCCACAGTCTTTTTAGTTTTGGTTTTACGTTCTTTATCCTTACACTCACACTCCTCGCGAAGTAATTTGAAATTTTTCATTTCTTCTTACTCATTCCAATGATCTTACCGATTTTCTTGCGACGTGCTAAGAGAAATTTATCAGACTTATCTTTATCACCATCGTTATCAACGTCACCGTCTTCCTTACCTACGGGATCAAGTTTCTTTCCTTCCTTAACACAGTTATTAACTTCTTTACCACCCTTTGCTTTAGTTCCCTGCTTCTTATATCCTTTCCAGCAAGAAGTATTGCCGTTGTCATCAACACCATCCATTTTCACTTTCTCAAGGATGATTACTTCACCATCAACTTCAACCTCTTCACGCTCAAGAATGTTTGGACACTCATCAGTAGGATGAGCACCACCACACTTCTCACACTTCACTTCTTCAGCAACTGACTTCTCTTTCTTGTCAATCTTCTTTTTCTTCTTAGTGATTTCCTCTACTTCAGCACCATGTGACTGAGGATCCATACCCTCAAATGCTTCAGGTGTATATTCAGGAATATGACTACCCTGGAAGCAGTCTCCTCCCATCCAATTCGTATACATCTCCATCAAAGATGCAGAATATGCATCATTATGTGCAACTTTGTTAACAGGTCTCTGCTTATCCATGTTTAAAATTGAAGATCTTCTTATGATTTATTTATAGTACGAATGTCCTTCACCCACTCCCGAAACATTCTCCCATCCTCAGTCACCACAATGGCATAGTTCACACCAGTACGATGAACTGTTCCTTTATCACCAGTTCTAGCGGACATAACAACATCGCCTTCACAAATAACATCATTCTGACGATGTGCTTGCCTCACTGCTTCTTCTCTTATTTTTTTAAAATTTTTCATTTAATACCCATTCCGTCGCGAACTGCTTTCATGAGTTTCATCATGTCAACATCATTTAATGTAGATGGAATACCGCTACGAAATTCAGCAACATTTGCTTCAGATGCAGCAGCTCTCATCTTACTAGCAGACATACCAGAAGCGCCATCAGCATCGGGATCTCTCTCACCAGCAGAAACAACTTCTAGTTTCCTGTAAGTATATTCAACACCGTTATATTTATTGAGCAGTGTTTCATATTGAGGAACTCTATCAGAACCAGCGACAAGAGTCAAGTCGGCATAAGTTCCTTGATATATCTGTAACAATTTAATAATAGTATTCACACTCTTGTCGTAAATAATATGTGGTGCATGTGTTGGGAACATCTTTTTCATATACTCAACCTTTAGATCAGAAGGTAAAGGATCTTTTGGTTTTTTGTTAGTGTGAGTAGGGTAGATGAAATAGTCATCCTGACCAGCAATCTTTGCGACTGCATCAATCAGTTTTTTGTGTCCAATTGTTGGTGGGTTAAATCTTCCCCATGCTACCACTACTCGTTTCATTTATCTCCCGCTACCCAGTCTTTAGATACATTGAAGTTTGCTACGCTAAATGACAAACGATCAACTAACTTCACTGCGGTACTATCTTCTCTAATAGCAACGTACCCTTCAGGAGCAGTAATTTCATATCCATCTTCTGTTCTTAGATATGTTCTCAGTTTCTCTCCTTTCTCCAGTTTACGAATAAAAAATAATTTTGCATTTTGTAGCGTAGTATATAGACCAACAGTTTTCATCAATGCATCTTCATTGTTTTCAATAAACTCCATGCCCTCATAAAGTTTTTTAAGTTTTGCTGCTTTTGTCTTCGGTTGCTTTACTTTATCAACTGCTTTCATTACCTCACCTTCAAAGTATGCTTTGAAGTCTTGCACAAACCTAGTTGCACTAGTTACTCGTTTTCCCTGACGTACATACGTATTGAAATAGATCTTAAGTCTTGGACCTACAGTCAACTGATCTTTTGCAACAATCTGTTCCGCAACTTCATCTAAGAAATTTGAAGACACTGTAACTAGTCTACTAGAAGCTGTACGCATTCTCTGTAGAGTCGCCACCTCAGACTTAGTGAGCAGAAGATCATTGCCCATCTCACCAATTTCTGCACTCAAGACTAGGACATCACGACTATTTCTAAGTTTATTAACATCATATCCAAAGCGAGCATTCAGTGTCTCCACTGTTCTCCCTGAATATTTCGTGTGAAATACTACACCAATCTTTGCATTCTTTGCTTTCTCATATAAATCACTACTCTCTGGTATGCAGTATGTAATTGTATTGGGAGTGAATACTATACAACGCTCACCATTGATAGTTTTTATCTGCTTATCATCAGTGAATAGCAAATCTCCCTGTGCTACGCCTTGAATACCAAGGTCAGGAAAATACTTTAGAGCGTCTTTCAACTTAGCGACTAGACCAGGAGCATGACCATGGTTAGTTTGAATGTCATCGTCAGTAAAATTAACCTTTGCTTCTTTATTGAAGACAGATTTTGTTCCTACAAAAAATCTATCAGTGCCAGGATATGCACCACAGAAAATAGCAGGAGCACCATCCCATTTTGTAGTGATTTTAAAGTTATTTCTTTGTTTTCCAGAGAAGGTCTGTGCTAGTTCATCAAGGAATGTAAAAGCGTCTTTTGCTCCTTGACTTCCATCTAACAGGATACTGTCCTCTAGGTGTTCTAGGTGAGTGTTCTTGCTCATCGTTTCACGCTTCCTTTACAGTATACTGTCCTTTCTGGTTTTTCATGACCCAGTGTGTGACAGTTCTACCACCGCCTGGGAAAATAGAGAATCGTGCTCCTTGAATACCACCACCAGGTTTTCCTCCTGTGTCTGCTCTACCCACACCCTTGATAATATTCTCGGTGGATGCTTTCTTTATACACATTAAAACTGGTTCATAACTACCAGTCATTTCCTCACCAAATTTTACAAGGTGTCCTGACATATCTAATGTTGAATGCCTTACAGCATATTTTATAATTGGATTTCCTTGCAAAACAACATTACATTTTTCAGGACCGAATGTACTTTGATTATAATTTGGTCCATAGACAGCATACTTTCTAAGATTTGCATAGGAAGCTCCATCTAATTTCATTCCAAGTGTTGTAGCACCCATCTTAGTAAAGTCCCAGATTTTATCTCTACCTACAACTTGATGCATGTAGTCAACAAATTCTTTTACAATAGCATTTGTATTATACAACTTAGTTACACCACCCCACTGTCCAAAATCACTTGCTTTAGATCCTTTCTTATGTGATGCCCAACATACTTCGGTCAGTTTTCTATTTTTCAGAGACACAAATGCCAAATCTGCTTTACCTGTACCAGATACTTTGTTGACTCCAATAATGTTTTCAAAAACTGTACCACCAATATCCATGTCCAGTCCTCTACCACCATTGGCACCAGCAGTTTCTTCTAACTGTTGATTAAATGAAGAAATGAAATCTGCTTCACCTTCTTCAGTTGAAGTAGGATAATTTAATGTATATGAGATGCCTAGTTCATTGACCATAAATCCAAGTTTACCCCAGTAAATATTCCTGACTGTTCCTTTTGGTGGTCTTCCACCAAACTCAACGTCTTTAAGAATACGACCACTATTAATTGAAGTAGCGAGAGATTTTGCTCTGGAGGTATAAAAATTAACTTTTACAGGTGCGTCAAGTAAATCTGATTTATCATCAAGACCTATTTCCTTAATTGCATTTTTGAAATTTTTATAAGATGCAAAACGTTTTGGTTCAAAGTCAATATATGTGTTGTCTACTTTCTTCCAAGATCCAGTACTCTGTTTTGCAGGGATGTTAAATGCAATTTTAGTGAAGTAAATATACACACCATCTTCAGAATCATTATCTTTATTTAAAAGTATGAATGGTTTATTATTTTTTATTCTTTCGTAGCAAGATCTCAAACACTGATCATAGCGTTTGCTAAATTGACTCCATGCAAGTCCTTGTCCAGCCATAAAAAAACCTCCCGTCTAACTATTTAGAGGGGAGGTTCTTGAGATAGTCTTTTTCAGTTTGGTACGGGGTTGTCTGCCCTGTCCACAATTCATATCCTTGTTTAACTTCTGGCAAGAGCCACTGGTCCACACGAACACAATGCTCCCAGTTGACAGGGTGAGCACAACTCACCACTACAACAGAAAAGAATGCTCGTAGGTGGATCCAGAGACTAAGCATCTTCTACTTCTTCTTTCTTCTTGTTAAATCCGAATGGTCCTGCTAGTTTTTCTTCAAGTGCTGCCTTGAGTGCAACACCACCAATCGCTTCCATAACTTTAAGGACTTGCTCAGGTTTGGCATCCTCCCCAAGTTCTTTAGCGATGTACCAATACTTAGGCCAGAAAGTTTCACCTGCTCTTTGATAATCATCTAGTGTCAATAATTTCATTAAAATCCTCCGCCTTTAGTTTTTTTCTTTTGATTAGGTAACAGTTCCTTTAGTTCTTTCTCTGTATACTGAGAACAAGTGTCTAACATTTTATCCAAAGCATACTGAAATTGAGAACCAGCACTCATTCTACTGAGCAGATGATGTGCTACATCATACCTCAGTTCCTCAATTTCATTAGGTGTCATCTATCACCTGCTGCACGAACTTCAGATCGTTTAATATCAAAGGAACCACCAGGGTAACGCTTTTCTAGTTTCTTTACGTTACGTTCAATGACTTCATCAAAGCTGACATCCAAAGCCATTGTTGCCTGAGCGACATACCATAGAACATCACCCAACTCAATAATAAGATGCTCACGGTTGTCCTCGTTCCAGGGTTTTCCTTGGAATACCATCTTCTTAATGATCTCAAGGAACTCACCGCCCTCAGCATTAATTCCAACCCCAGCAGTAAGAAGTCTCTCAATATTGGCACCTTGTCTATCAAGATCCCCAATACGATCAGCAAAGTCAACAAAGTTTGTAGAAGCCTCTGAAGTAACTGCTGAAACAAATTCTTCATAGCGTTCAAAATTAATAGTCATATTCAGTCTTTGTAAATGGTTTTGTTTAAAAATTCGTAAGAAGTTGGAAGAGTATTTACATACTCAGTAATTTCAGAAACATGTTGTCTCAAGTTATTATACACTTGTTTCATTTTTTTGTCTATATCTGGATCACTTTGCCTGACTTTGTTGAGCATTCTTTCTCCCATGGGTCGGTATCCCATGCCAGCCATAATATATGCGAATCCACTGTACTGTCCTGACCATTGATGATCAAGACTATGCATTGTATGAAGTAAAGAATATATGTCGTTAAAAACTAATGATCCTTTTTCTCTTAGTGGAGTTGCAAATTCATAAAAATTATCATCTATGTCTAGATTCCACCAATTTTTTTCTTGTGTTTGATATTTCCAATATGGGGTATCTGTACGAGAAGAAAATTTATAATGTAATGCAACAAATTGTTTAAATCCTTGCATTGTATAAGCAGCGTTATAGTTATATCCATCAATGTCAAATCCATTGACATTATAATTTCTACGCTCAAGC